GGGGTGTTATCAGAATAGAATAAATTTTCCTGTTGACAATGCTGTCATTATATTAGAAATTCCATTATTTCGGATATATCTGTTATTCTTTCTATTGGGTACTTATCTGTCAAATGTGTTATTATTTTAATCCCATGCATTTTTATATAATTTTCAGCAAAAAATTTTAAATTTGTCTTTATGAAAAACTTTATTTTATTCTGTGATTCAATTATTTTGGTTACATTTATAGACTTCTTTATTTTCATGATCATTTCTGGTGTTGGATTTTCAAGACTATGTAAAGTATGGTAGTTTATATTCTCACCCAAAATGGTGTATTGAAATTCCGGTTTTTCCATTTTACTTTTAACATAAGTGTTACATAATAATTCGTATATGCAGTATAAACATTTTTTGTCTTTTGTTTCTTCAAATAATTTTAAGTAATGTTTTAAATTATTTATTAACACAGGCACTGATAAATGATATGGTGTTACTTTACGCATATATTTATACCTATTGTATACAAATTCAAAGATTGGTAATGTTTTTATTTGATATAATACAAAATTTACTCTTTTATTCCAAGGTTTGTTTTCTTTATATCCTTTGGTTAGCAATATATCACCGATATCAAGATTAAAATCTTTTGTTTCTTTCAAAAACATCTCATAAAAATCAGTATCATCTGTATCATCAATGAGATCTGGTAATATTTGTTCCTCATCAAAATCTACTGGTAAAATAAAATCATTTTCCATTTCAAAATCTAAGGTATTTAATATATCTACAGTAAAATTTGCATTATCTAGTGTTGTTACAGTAGTTGGCATAACTGGTTCAGTATTTTCAAACATATTGCTTAAAACAAACATTTCTCTTAATTCCTGATTATTGACTCCAGCAAATATGTAATCCAACATCTCCTTATGGTAGAAATGGTAAATTCTTTTTTGTTGTATTATTTTTGTTAAAACTTTGACATCCAAATCATATGGTTCTTTATTTCTATATGTTTGAATTATTCTTTGATGGAAATAATTATATAGGTTATTATCTCTAATTAAAAAATGAATAATGGGTATTTTACCTTCATATTTTATATTTGCATGCTGTCTACATTTCCAAACAGGTAACATAAATATTCTTTCTTTACCAAGATAAACACACAATCTATCATCTTTTATTGTTGGATTATAACCGGAAATTTTTCCCCTATTTTCAGTCTGAACTTCTTGATTTTTTACACTTTTAAAGATAGGTACACAAGAATCAGACCATATAAAATCACGTATATCAATGTATTTTAATCTATCTCCATCAAGAATATAAACACCTAGTATTTTATGGTCTGAAATAAATTTGTCAAAAATTTTCTTTTTTTCAAAATATTTTTTAGATACAATTGTTTTTTTCATTGGTTCTTTTAAAAAGTCTTCCTCAGATAAATTACCAGTTAATTTTAAAGCAATATTGTAATGCATGTTTAAAACTTTAAAGTTTGGGTTTGAACAAATTAATGCGACTTTTTTGTTATCTTTTCCAATAGTTGCAAATTTATATGGTTTTGAAATATGTGTAAACATGCCAACAGTTTCACCAACATACTCATTTGTTTTAAATACTCCTCTTTTAAGATATTTATAACTAAATGTATAAATGGATTCAACAAGATAATTTAGTAAATCATTTTTACCATATAATACAGCATTCAGATAAGCTAAAGTCTTTGTAATAATCATATCAAATTTAAAAGTCTCTAAATTGTTTTTTGTAACACCAAATAAAACATCTCTAGAAGTTAGTTTGACATTATTTTCTTCATCAAAAAAAACAAAATCATCAAATATGGTCCTTATATCATCAATCGTCATATTTAATTTTAGTTTTAGATAAACAAATATTAAACATAAATTCTCAATACACTGTTGATGAATATTAACAGAAACTTTTTGACCTCTCAAATATAATGTTTTACCTGTGTAAGGGTCAATAACATGTAATAATTTATGTAGGATTACTGTACAGGTTTTAAATGGTAAATAGTTGTAAACCAGGATATCTTTTATCTGATCAAAAAGAGTTACAGATGTTCTACTATACCCCATTGTGATAATTTGTTTTTCTTTAGCAATAGATAGATCATTATAAACAGATAAGACAAACATAGTGTCAACATTTTCTAAATCAAATTTTGGAATTCTGTCTCTTATTAAATCTAAATCTTTTTCCATAGAATATTGGGAAATACTTCTTCTCTTATCTTTTTCAAAATCAGATCTGTTAAATAGATATTGTAATAAAGCTTCAGGTGAATTGATGATATCATATGCTCCTATTTTTATTGGTGTTTTTATAGCTAGTTGAATAGGTAAAGTATTGATTTCTCTAATTTCTTCAATTTTTATGCTTTTTAAAACGGTATATATTGCACTATAAGTTGGATCACATTTTGTTATTATTTTTAATAATTGAATATCATCTTGTGCATTGAAATTAACATCTATTGAATTCATCATTTCTTCTATTTCTACCATATAATCTTTTATACTATAAAACTCATTTTCATTTTGATATTTTTCATATAACTCAACACTTTTAATATATAATTTGATAATTTTATTTTTTACAAATGTAGATAATCTCATTGACATTTTTGTTCTATTACTCTTTGTGTATGCTTCAACAAAACTTCTATTAAAAAACATTGATTTCAACCAGGCTATCAAATATTCTCTATTTCTTGGTTTAACAAATTTGTATGATACATGATTCTTCCAAAAATCTTTCAAATCATCATTTGACCAATGAATATTTTTCCTCAATTTCAATAAAGATCTATTTTTTTGCTCATAAAAAAATTTTCCATGAAAAAGACTATATGCAAAATCAATATTTTCTGAAAAATAATCTTCAGATATTTCTGTTTTTTTTGCAAGTTGATATAATTTTTTTATTTTTGATTTTATGTCAGAATCTCCATACATAAACAATCGATAATTATTTCCATTTCCTCTACAATATAATGAAAATAATGGGAGTAAGTCAGGTAATCCAAACAATTCTATTGGTCTATTTAATAATTCATTAAATGTCAATACATTGGAATTATACATACCTGGTAATATAGAATATGCTTCTGCAACACAAATGTTATGTAACCTTTGGAAAAAATACAAAAAGCTTTGATTACAACCAACCCTCATACATTCACCAACACGAGAATAAGCTGATTCTATATCTGTTTTGTATCCAACACATGGTAAACTTAGATTGACTTCTTTTGATTTTTTAATTTGAGGGTATAACATTAATCCATTAAAAGAAATTAAAGATACAAACTCCATAAAATATGGTTGACAATTTGTTTTCCTATCACTATCAGAATAACCATGAAACCTCATCATAATTTTATGTAAAACTCTAAATTTTATAAAATCATCCAAATCATCATACACAACAATTAAAACATAATCATCAGAATGTTCCATATGTTCAATATACAAACTACTTTTAGGATATATTTTTTTCCATATTTCATAAGTATAATTTGTGCAACAAACAGCTTTAAATGATGATGTGTAGTTAAACATTCCTTGTAAAAAATTTTGTGTACTTTTTATTTTCCCTTGATTTTTAAATAATTCAGATGATAAGTAATCTAATTTTGTGGTTGATTTAGATAATGGTTTTACAACTTTATTCAATATGTCTAAAGGAATTTGAATTTCTTTATTAGACCATGAATTGAAGGTTGAGATAAGCAACTCATACATTTTTTCTGTTAAAAAAGGTTTAAAG